GTGACTGACTTTGTGGACTCATCAACCTTAGCTGTGAGTTCTTCCTGCTTCTCAGTCATTGCATTAATGGCAGAGGCTAACTTCTCCTCGATAAGAGCTTCAACCTTGTCAGTCGAAACCTCCGAATGGGAAGCGAGCTTTTCATCAATGACAGTTCCTAGAGCTGCAGTGAGTTCATCGATATTCATATCAATATCATCTCCTTCATTGATTTCTGCTACAAGCGCAATCTCTTCCACTTCAGCAGTAATTTTTTCTACATCATCTTCATCAGAATTAACAAAATTAACCGACTCCGCATTAGCGGGATCATTCAACCATGTCAAGAACCTCTGAAGAAGTGAGATCTTTTCGTTCATCGCATCACCCTCAAATACCCCGTCTTCAGACGAGGTATCGTCAGACGTAGTTAGAACGTCCGTGTTTTCCATGTAAGTAACCATATCAGAATTGTGACTATTATGCAAATCTAATTCTACATTGCAGTTACATTCAGATTTTTCAACGTTATCGTGCGTAATACACACCAAAGTGTCACCAATGTTGTGACACTCAGACTCGTCAATTTCGAGAGCATAACTAAGACCTTGATCATCAGATTTGATTAATGTAATGTTAGCGACCGGATTAGCGGGATTATCCACCAAACTCAGTTCTCCAAGTTCATACTTGGTAACAATACTAACCGGTTGACCACGAAACTTTCTAGTCTCATCATTTTTGCGTTCTAAGATACGGCCACCGATAGAGAAAGCACCGAGGGTGCCATCTAAAATCTTCTGCCATGTATCTTCTGCGCCTTTTGAAATATAAGCAGATACTTCCACACCACGATAGATGCTTCCATTCTGATTAATTTCAACCGGTCGATGACCAACGGCCTTACCCACAGCCAAAGGCTGGTGCATCTCGCGTATGTTGCCTTGCCAATTTTTAAACGCAGTCGTAGATGCTTCAAAACTTACAACATCTCCAGACTTATCTATATTATCAGCAGTGGCAACACCAACAACAACCCTCTCCTCGCTCTTAACGAGCGAGATGGGAAATATTAATTGTAGTTTATCGCCATGCATTATTATTGCCTCCTTGTGAAGCTATAAGCAATATTGTAACATAGTTTTACTTATGTTACAAACATTAATTAGCCTACAGCAAAAACGGCCAGAGTAACAGACGCGGTGATCACTTGAAACTGAGTGTAATCACCGGGAATGCAAACATACTCCGTACCGCCAGCAGGAATCAACACAGACACATGATCATTAAGCTTTACCGTAGCATCAGTCGTTGCATGAGTATTATGAATATAAATACCATCAGTGTGATGCGCAAAAGTGATTGTTGAATCAGTGCTATCTACACTGATGTTTGAATACATAATACTGCTATTTCCGTACATTTCGTCCTCCTTTAATCTTTTTCACGAACACCGTCTGAGTCTTGGGCTGTGCCCCTCTCATTGCTGGCCTCGGGATTCGCAGAGTCATCTCCTGCTGGGGGAGTGTCAGCATTGTCATTCCCCTCAGGAGCGCCCTCTGGCCTTTCTGGTTCTTCCTCTACCATGTCTTCACCAGTAAACGGATTAACACCCGTTTGCATAAGCAACTCCATTCTCCTAATATTACTTGGATATGGAAGCTCATCTTCACCGGCTTCACGATCCGGAAGACCCAACATACTCCGCACCTCGTTAGGTGTAAACACCTCAGTGCGGAGATAACGATCTCTAATCTTCGATTGGACATCTTCGTCAATCAAATCAATTTGTTCAAATCTAAAGTCTACTAGATCAGTAAATTCTTTAACTATATAGTTAATTCTCTTTTCTATAACTTTTTGATCCGGCCCAACCACTTGGACCTTAAACGTCTTATCTGCATCTCTAGCAACTGCTAGATTTGCATTATCATAAACACCAACCTTTGGCGCCGGTACCCTATTGGCAACTAAAATCTCATCACGATTAGACTTTCTATACTTATCAAACGATGCGTCTTGCACGTTGGCTTCAAGTTTCTCAAACTTTATATCCACATCATTACCAAGAGATGCAGGAAGAGGAACAATAAGAGTTCCATGGTTCCTGCCCTTAACCTCAGTTCTAAAATAGTTAACCAATTCTTGCTTTGACTTATTGCTAAGCTTGGCACCTTTAAGAATAATTGCATATCTCGGGATAGCCTTATTTTCAAAATAATCAATATTATAATTCTTTGCGTACTTGTCGCCCAAAATAGCACCAATAGCAGTTACAGCAGACGGTACTCCATAATAATTACTTGTAGGAGTGTACGCCTTAAAATGAATAATTTCATTCGGCCGCCCATCACTATTAATAGGATCTGATGTTTCTAGATCTTGAAAGTTTCTAAAGAACACAGATTGAATCTTACTATGTCGCGCAATCTGTACAAATCCATCACGCTGTCTACGTACTCGCATATTAATTGCTGGAATGTGGCCGATGTATCCGATCTTGCCAATGTTTGTTCTACCAATTTCTAAATATGCGTTACCAATAGTTAAATAGTCGGTCCACAATTTAATCATTGTTTCCGAAAATGTGTCTTCAATATTTGAATCGTCAAGCAAGGCATACAGCTTTTTACGCTCTCGAGCCAACTCGATTCTAATCTTTTCCTTCTTTGGTGCAGTGTTTGCCTTCTCAACACGCCGCTTCGTCTTGTCAGAATCTTCAAAGGCAAATCCAAGAGCAACCGTGTTTGCTACACGAGCATTAATCGAGGCAAAGTGAGTAGTGTTAGTTTCGTATAGGTCAGCCAGAATGTTTAAATCATGCGGCGGTTCGATCACATCATACAGCGCATATCCATCAATCGAATCTGGATCAACGTAGCGCGACTTGGCTTCACCAACACCCTTGTTTGGCTTGCTAGGTGCAGCCTTCTGTAGCCTCTGATACCGCCTCTTTACCTTGGCGGACTGCTTGGATAAATCTATTTTCTTAAAAGGATCAGTATTGATAAACTGACTAGTCACCTGTGTGTAACTAATATCGTCAATTTCTACATCAGCACCGTCTTCTTCTATAAAAGATGTTTCATTCATGATTCTTCCTAACCTTCTTTAGGTATCGTGTCGCCTTCCTTTTTCCATTCTTTTTCTTCTTCTGGTTTAACATCCCACCACCAAGTTCAGTTTCAATTTTTTGCGGATTCTTCTTACCCTTATTCATCGAATTTTCCCCTTATACGGTGCCACTTCGATAATGGCATCCTCAACTGGGTCTGGCATTAGACCTTCACTCAGCCTTCCTTCTTGTTCTTCTCTTTCGGAATCTGATACCTTTCTAGCGCCATCAACCCAATGCGGCTTTCCGCCGTTGCCGTCTCCAGCCCAGTATCTGGCAGCCTCCGCCATCTGCGCTTCAACCCTGCGGTCACCCACCATGCCTTCAGCACACATGTAGTTTCCATCCCCATCCGAAATAAAGCCACCATCAGACATTTTCCATAAACAAACACCGAATGCGGATTGCGGAACGATAATATTCTTGCGTTTTTGTTCGTTAAACGTTCTCATCTCATCAAGAGATTATCACATTTCAACTAAAAAAGCAAGCTAATCATCCAATATTAGGTCAGAATCGTCAAAATTGTCATCAACAAGAAAGAACGATTCAATAATACCTGTATCTGTTGGCATGATAATCTGCGCAGGCGGATCGTCCGAAGCCCTAACTTCTATCGGCTCCACTTCTCCATCTTGACTTTCATACCAATATGTTGTATATTCATCTGGTTTATCCATACCTCACAGAGCGCAAGTAACACAGTCAGGATCGTCTATACGACATACAGCATCTTCGTCTTCCAAGTCTAGAACCATTTGATTCAATACCTGCTCATCACGAGAATTGTCTCTGTATATTGTTATCCCCTTGCACCCTAAATCATAAGCCATCCGATACAACTTATCTGTATCCTCGATGGAAAAATCTGCTGGGCAGTTGGTGGTTTTGCTAATAGCAGAATCAACCCAACGCTGAATCGCCGCCTGAACTGCCACATGCTCTTCTGGCATTAGATCCATAGCGGTCACGCAATAATCCGGCAAATCATTAATGTCTAATTTGAGTTCATCAATCACCGGAACAGTTTCGACCTCCGTTCCCAACCTAGAAGTTCGTGTGTACCGCCAATTAAAGTATGGTTCGATACCAGTTGAAGTGCCCATCATTGTACCCGTCGTACCAGTGGGGGCTACCGTGAGCAGACAAACATTACGTATACCATGCCGTTTGACGTCATCTCGAACTTCCTCCGGAAGCCCCTTCATGTATCCCGACCTAAGATACGACTCCGCATCAAAGAATTTAAACTCCCCCTTAAGCTTTGCAAGATCAATAGATGCTTTATAGGCTTCAATAGCTATAGTCTTAAATAACTCATCGATAAAGATGAGGCTATCTTTTGATCCATAACGAAGACCCATCTTGATAAGAAGCTCACCTAAGCCCATTACTCCTAAACCAATACGACGATTTCCATGATGATTCTTTTCTATGGACTCAAAATGATAATCATTAATTGTAATAACATTGTCAAGAAACCTGACAGAGTTTTGAACAACGTAGCGGAGCTTGTCCCAGTCGAACTCTAACTTTTCATCTGCAAACTTAGACAAATCCATTGCGCCCAGTGTGCATACGCCATACGCCTCAAGCGGCTGCTCGCCACAAGGATTGGTAGCGACAAGAGGAGCGAAATAATAAGAGTTGCTCATCTTATTTGATCTTTCCAGGAAGTGCAGTCCTGGTTCCGCAGAGGCATGAGCCGAGGAAACAATTTGATTCCAAATATCTCTAGCCTTTATGGTCTTATAAAGAACAACTTCTTTACCTAACACATCTTGCCAATAATGTAAATTGCCATCCCAAAGTTCATCATACTCAGGATCCTTTGTGTTGGGAAAAACTAGATCCCAATCAGCATCATTACTTAATGCAACCATAAAGGAATCAGAAATACATACCGACATATTTGCATTTTCAAATTCTCCGGGAGTGTGCTTAACGCTAATAAACTCTTCAACATCTGGATGCCAATCATTAATCATCAGCATCGTGGCGCCACGCCGTGAGCCTCCCTGTTCAATAAGTCCCGTAGAAAGGTTGTACATCTTTCCCCAAGAGACAGCACCACTAGAAATGCCATTGACACCGATAACAGGAGCATAGCGAGGACGGAGAGAAGAGAGATTGATACCAACCCCTCCACCTCTCGAATGCGTTTCTGCCATTTCCTTGACGCTATCAAAAATGCCTCCCCGTGAGTCCTGCGGACAGGGTAGCACAAAACAGTTCTGAAGCGTCAGACCCTTGGTTCCTGCGCCGGCTAGAATGCGACCTCCTGGAACAAAATAATCGAATAAAATATCTTTAAACTTAGATTCAACCTCGTCCACAAGGGAGGGATCTTCACACTCTGCTAACGCACGAGAAACGCGAGACTTTACAGTATCGACATCCAACTCTACTGGCTTTGAAATTAAATTAATATCTACTGTAGTCGTAACTCCTTGATATGTCACCACATCAATAGATCTATCATCTTCATCAATATTTAATACTCTAGCAATCTCCTTGACAGGCCACTTGGGATCAGATGTAACAATAGCTAAAACTAAATCACCAACGCTTACTTCACCCTTAGGTGCCTTTAATGCATACCTATCTAAAAATATCTTATACCCCTGATACCCACTCTTACCAAAAAATGATGGAATCTTAATATTTCCATCATTAAGTCTTAACTCAGCATCCTTTGTCAAGGACGAATTTATAATTTCACTTGCTACTGTCACACTTCCTCCTTTAAAACCACACCACCACCGTTTTGAGGAGTGCAGGACCCCTATCATAGCACGTTCCGCATTCAGAAGCGAGCCAGCGACCTGCAGTTTTAAGAAATTTCTAGAAAATCTAGAAGCTCATCTGCAACATGACTCCATGTTTCATATTGGTGAATAATGCGAGCTGAACGCATAGCTTTTGCTTTTTGTTCATAGTACTCATCTGTAACTTTCTTCATCAATCTGCAGAGATCTTCATAGTCTGGAATAGCCTCCTGAGCATCGGTTCCTACAAGATTATGAAAATCGATTAAATGCTCTGGAGGGTCGCCCCACGTTGCCTTAAGGGGCATGGACATGTCGGCAAATTGACTGCATCCTGATAGTTCAGTACAAATTGTGGGCATGCCTGTTGCTATCGCCTGAAACGGAATCATACCAAAGCCCTCACCTGCTGTAGGGTAAACCATACAGTGACTGTTCTTGTAAAGCGACACCAATGAGTCTTTAGGTATATGCCCCTTTAGAACTGTAATTTGTGGGTGCTCTTCAATCTCCTTCAAAGAGGGTTGCAAAGGAATATTTTCTATACTATCTAAAGTCTTAAGAATCAAATGATAATCTTCATCTCCGTCAAAGCATTCTAAGAAAGCTGAGACAACCAGTTGCACATTCTTACGTAGTATCTCTCCACCAACATGTAAGAAATAAAACTTATCACCAATCTCTCGTTCTTCTATAGACCACTCACTACCTATACCGTGCGCAAGCACGCGTACTGGAACATCCAGATTGTACTTTTCAAAAATCTCCTTACACCAATCACTTGTAGCCCACACCTGCTCACAGCGATTCAACTGATATACCCACGCTGGAGGGATAGCCGTATACTCCCAAGGAGTGTAACCAACTACTCTAGGAGAGTCAAACTGATAATAGTAAGGCAAACAGTAGTTTACATGCCACTTAGTGCCAGTAGCATTCCATAGCACCCGCTGCCCCTTATCCTTAAGAGACTCAAAAAGATTTAAAGATACCTCAGTATACCCTACACTACGCCAAGAACTACCTGTAGCATCCATAGACTGGGGAGTGAACCACGATATATCTGTCTTTAAAACCATGTTAGAATGTTTACTCCCAATTCTGCAAACCTTACCGCATCTTCTTCTGACATCCAGTATTGTATCGGTCTACGACAATACTGGCAGCGTGTTATACCAATATACTCTTCATCTATCTTACAGACAGTTATATAGTCTTCATCTATTACAGGTGTTGGAGGACAGTCATCGCACTCCGCTACTGCTATATATCTCATACCCACAATAGGCACTCCTTAGTTAGCTTTAATAGTATAGAAAGCTAGCGACTAGCTTAGCTAGATAGCTTGCTGGGCTAGCCAAGGTCAGTCTATCGTGAATTTTGAAGGAAGTGGTGGATGCTCCAAATTTTCTGCATCGCCCACGATCTAATCAATGTATGATAGGATGAGTCCATGGCAAAGTTCCTTGCAAACATTATATCATATTCAGTGTGGAGTTTGGTAATTGGCTTACTTGGCTGGCTGGCTTGTAAAGTAAACGGCACTGTGGTAAACTACTGGAGTGTGGTGCTAGCAACTAATTGTATATATTTGCTTGCTGCACCATTTTTTAGCGCAGCGCAAAAGGAGTAGATTTTGAAAATAGCACCCGCAACTGGGCAAGATGTTTCAGAAATTGATGAAATTTGCATAACTGTGAAATTGTTGAAAGACGATCAGGACAATCTCAACCCTGTGTTTTATATTGTATCACCGGGCGACCAATACGATGTGTCAGTTATGCATCTCAGATTACTGGTAAACGGACTGCAGCTTGGTATCGACAGTATTGATAATATGATTAACTGCATGCTGCAGATGATGAGATCTAACGCTCTTGAGAACATGCAAAATATGGGTTTGGGCGACAACCCTGTAGAGTTGGAAAGGATTCTCAATTTTATAGCCAGCTTAGAGAACGATATCGATGGTGATGGAGATGTCGCTGAATAACGGCTCCGTTTTGGGTCGGGTAATACGAGACTTCCCTTACCCCTCAAAAGAATGCGTTCTATGTAGTAGAAATCTACAATTAGTTAACGCAATTCATTCAGATCAAGATATGCACCATTACAAAGCGATCTATATCTGCGGATACGAGTCCTGTCCAGCCTTCGATTATGAAAGCAGACAGGCATACGTAAAGCTCTACTACTCCTCCGAAGAAGCTCACATCGTATTTCAAGACGTTCTCCTTCCAGTGTATGGAAGACGACAGAAATCCGATATCGAAGATTAATGTTTGAATTTTAATACATAATATAGTATGATGTATTTACACATCGGAGGATTAAGATGCTGTACGCTTATCCTCCGGGGAGGACAAATTGGACGCAAGTAGCTTAGTCGCGCTATTAAGCTTGACTATCACAAACATAGTCGCTCTGTGCATTTCATATATGCGCCAGAAGCGATACGCTCAAAATACATATGGTATTAAAAATGGTCGTGGGGATTTATACAAACAAATAGGAGAATTGCGTGATATCTTATATAAAGAAACGCAATTATTAACTGCAGATGTTGCTGAATTACGTGGCATGATGCGTATTCATCTTCAAGAAAGCCTAGAAAAACATTAGCATGACATTAAATCAGACATGCTGCACTTACCGTAATGGCGAAGTGCAATTAAGCGACCATAAATGGATTTCGACATACTTGGAGACAAGCTTAACTAACGGTCAATACTTAAAGTGGCTATGGTGCCGTGGTTGCGGCTTATACATGTTGGAACAATTCAAAGAAAACAAAAAGACCTTTATACAGGCTTGATATCTATCCCCACGTATGGTATACTTATATCAGGAAGCCTTGTATTTTTAATTATTTCCTTCGGGTCTAATTAGGCGATACGAGGTTTTCCATTTCCCCGCCCGGGTCCCCCGCTCAGTCCATTCGCTGTGCTATACTCAACCAGTGACATGGCTGTACACCCCAAACACTTATCAATCTGCTCTGGAATCGGATCAATCGACCTTGGGCTTCAAGCAGCACTCGGAGTTAAGTCTGTGGGTTACATCGAAAGGGACGCCTTCGCGGCGGCTGTTCTCGTGGCGAGGATGGAAGAACAGGCCATGGATGTGGCGCCTATTTGGGACGATCTTGAATCCTTCGAAAGCGCAACGTGGAGTGAATGCGTGGACATCATATCTGCGGGAATCCCCTGCCAGCCATTTTCGTATGCCGGTAAACACTCAGGAACAGACGATGACAGATGGCTCTGGCCTCACATTCATAGAATTAATCAGGACTGCAGGGCGGGCCAAATCTTTATTGAAAACACACCCGGGCTTGTCGAAAGAGGGCTTTATGAAATTCTCTCCGATCTTGCCGAAA